CTTGACTGTTAAACACCGGTACAGCGTTTGATTTGTGCATTGTCGCAATTCCAATCACTTTTGTACCAGTATAAACCTTTGGTGCAGCTTTAGTTGCAACACCATTACCTGTATTTAATGACGGATAACGCACGGTTTCACGACCGGCAGGCGTTGTCAGTTTATATATTAGTCGATTACTGGTGGATTTGATAGGTTTTGATGTTTGGTGTGATTTCAACCATTCATCGTGTTGTTCACGCACAGATTTTGGTCCTAGTTTTTTCTTGGACTTTGCAGTTCGAACATATATCATCATAAAAATCTCCTAAACAATGGTTGTATTATACACCATATGATAGAGTCTGTCAACAGTTGTGTTGTTAGTTTACAACACAAAATTAATTAATATGTTTTACTTTTTTTTCTTGCGGATTTTTGATAATCTTCAGAACCTTGAAAATAATCATAATCTTCATAATTTGATTTTTTTCTTGAGGTTTTTTGTTGATTCTTTTTCTTTTTACTTGAATGAAATTCAAGTTCTTCTTCGTAGTCCGAATTACGAAATTTACCGAAAACTTTAGACACTTTAATTAAACTCCTTGATTAATAATTTCAAATGTTGTGAAAGTAATGCCACGAATACGTGATTCTGGCATATTCTGCATGTTCATCTCTGAAACATAGGTTATATTGGATACGGGATAACACAATTTTATAAGTTTTAACAAATTACAGCATGTTCCATCGAAATCATTAAATGTAAACACTTCATCGACAAAAGGAAAACTTTCCACGACTTCTCTTCTTTGTGAAAAGTTGTTTCTGGCACCGGATCGACATAATTCCATATAAGAATCGGAATGTATGCCGACAACAAGCCAATCACACTTTGTTTTACAAGTTTTTAATAATTTAAACTCATCATAAGATACAGGATCAAATTCACCAGATACGATAATGATGTTTTCTTTTTTTGTCATGGCAACATGTCTGGAAATGCCTCTTTTACAAATTTATAGTCTAACCCTTTTACTCCCAAATCTTTTTGGAAGATACCCAATAAAACTTCTGCTTCTCGTGGTTCAATCGATTCTAACATTTGAATTAATAATTCATTTCTACGTTGTTCACTTAATTTTTCTGCGGTTGCATCACCATCCATGAACATATACATTTTACGTATTTGTCCATTAAGGCTATCATGCGTGATGCCAGGTAACATATCCGTAGGAACTTTATAGTTCTCCGGCAACTCTTTAATTTTCCATTTAATTTTTGGATGATAAGCTAGCTTTAATACATCAACCAATGTTTTTGAAAGATTTTTGGAAATTACATCCATTCTTTCTTTTTTGTTTTTTGCTAGTTCAAATTCATCAAAAACTTCATATAACGATTTCATTAAAATTCCCCAATAACATCTATTAAACTTTTCAGTTTATTTGCAATCAAATAATCCAGTATTTTACCCTTAGGCGCTGGTTTGGTTTCTTCATAAGTATTTATAATTTTATTTTGTATATCAATAGGTATGTTTCTCAAGTCAATCAATGTCTGGTTGCGTGAAAAACCGATACGTGCATTTTCATCATCATAATCACCATAGTTTTGTGACATAAATTTAGTGAGTTTGGCTTCTGTCATAACCTTTTGGCGGATTCCACGAACAAACGTGTCACTCGGTGAAAGTATGTTTGGAATACCATCACCTTTGTCGCCAGTGATGATTTTATTTTTCAATTCATCCATTGGACTTTTGGAAATTAAGAATTTCTTTTGTGTTGGATTGTATTGTTTAATACTAAACTCATTTCTACCATTATACATCTGTAATTGTAGAAAATCACCATCACTGGAAATTATTAGTATATTTTCATGCATAATGTGTCGTGGTACAAGTGTGCCAATAATGTCATCAGCTTCTGCACCATCGACATCAATTACCTTGTATGGGAAATTATCTCTGAGTTCTTGTTTGAATTTTGAAAGCATATCAAAAATTAAATGCCAATCAAGTTCAGATTTCTCTCTAGTTTTTTTACGACCGGCCTTGTAGAAGGGAAAGAACTCCTTGCGCCAATAATTGCGGTTGTCAGCACACAACACAACTTCGCCATATCCTTCACGGAAGTTCTTTAGGTGCGTCCTGATGATGTTCAGGATCATGTGCCTTATAAGACCCTCTTCCAGTTTAACACCTTTTTGACTGGCAATTTGTGCCATTAGGCCCGATAACAATACTTGGTTAAGATCAACGAGAATCATAATATACTTTTAGTTTAGATTTTACTATTTTACATCATTGATTCGAATTTGTCAACAGCATCATCTAGGAAATTATTTGAGGTTGTGGTTTTCTTTGCGACTAAACCGTACCACCCTTGTGGAATCAATTGCGATACGTATTCCCTAGGATCGGCAAAGATTGCATCAAATGTGTCCAGATGTTCTACTGTACCGTTTTCTTCGTTGCATTTAAACAACAAGATATGCCACCAAGACCCAATAATATTACCTTCTATTGGTTGACCTGGAATTTTGTATTTATTTGTTACGATGTTGATACTATCTTCATCTTCCATTGGTAAAAAGAATAATGCATCAAATTCTTCACTAATGTCTTTCAAATAATCTAGCATTGCAATCCTTTAATGTGTGATTTTCTTACTCTTACCATAATCCAAGAATTGTAATAGTCATCTGTTTCCAGAGCACCATTTACAAACTGTTCTTTTGCTTCAAGATAACCACACTCACCTTTGCTTTTGCATAAATGTATAATTTCTCGGCTAAACGAATCTAGTCCGTGTATTATAACATCTTTTTTTAATTCCTCGTTACTACCATAATAAGTTTGCCAGTCCGAGGAAACTTTGAAACGTTTCTTCTTACCTTTTACTTGTCTGGTTTTTGAGGAGTAAAAGAATTTCTTACCAATGTATTTTTTATTTGTTACATTGTTGGTTATAAGATACACGAATCCATAATACTCACCAATTAAATCTTCTGTAAAATCTTTATCTTTATGTATCCAGTTTAGTCCCATTTTTCATTATCATCATTGAGTTCATCATCCTCTATATATTCTTCTTCGGATAATGAATCAATGGTTTCACCACAAAATGGGCAAAACTCGGGTAATTCTTCTGATACAAGTTCTTGCATATAAATTACATCATAGCTGGATTCACAACTACTACACTCTGCTGTTATTGTTTTTGTTGTCATATGTTTTCCTTTAGTTTGCCCACACATCACCCCAATTTCCAGACAATGCACCTTTTGCATAATCGGTTGCACGGTTCTCGAAAAAGTTTGTATGTGTTGGTGCGTTAATCATTTCCTCTACCCAAGGTAATGGATTTTTCTTCACTTTAAAAATGCCTTTAAGACCAAGAGATATGAGGCGTCTATCGGCAATATAACGAATATATTTTTTAACATCTTCACTAGAAAGTCCTTCCATAGCACCCATTGAAAAAGCAAGGTTGATAAATTTATCTTCTAGTTCAACCATTTTTTCTGCAATAGTATAGATACGACCTTTGAGTTCATCATTCCATATCTCTTTGTTTTCTTCTATATAGGTTCGGAATAATTTAATCATAGACTCAGCATGTTGTGTTTCATCAACAATAGACCAAGTAACGATTTGTCCCATACCTTTCATTTTACCTGTACGTGGAAAGTTAAGCAACATAATGAAAGAAGAGAATAACTGCATACCTTCGGTGAAAGCACTGAACACGGCGATATGAGTTGCAGTTGAAGCTGCATTACCATTTTTAGAAGAAATGTCCAACACATAATCGTGTTTGTCTTTCATTTCTTGATAGTCTGAAAATTGGTTGTATGTGGCTTCAGGTAAACCTAAAGTTTCAATTAAGTGACTGTAAGCAGCAACGTGTAATGCTTCTCTTGCAGCAAAACCTAACAACATCATACGCACTTCTGGTTGTGGAAAATATGGCAAATAATTCTTAACATATCCACCAGCAACATCAATGTCGCCTTGTGTAAAGAAACGGAAGATGTGTGTTAGAAATTGTTTTTCTTCGGTTGTTAATTTCTTTTTCCAATCTTTAACATCTTCTGACATTGGAACTTCTGTATGCAACCAATGTGATTGTTCGTGTTTCAACCATGCATCATATGCCCAAGGATAATTGAAAGGTTTGAAACTGTTTCTTTCATCCGTAAGTTTAGATTCGATTTTCTTAATCATACTGTTGCCCACTCTTTTAATTCTGTGACGGTTTTGGATCCAACCAATCGGTTAACTTCGATGTTTTCATCCAACATCACTAATGTTGGTACACCACGAATACCATATTCAACTGCAACGTCAGATTGAATATCAATGTCAATTACTTCAATTGGTAAACCGAGGTTTGCTTCTTCTAAACTCATTGCTAATGATTTGCATGGCCCACACCATGACGCGGTAAATCTTAATATTTTTTTCATTTCTTTTCTTTCTTTTCTACTTGTTCGTACATTACTGTGTTTGTATCACCTAATGCCCATTTTGAATCCGTTTCGACCGACCATTTTTTCATGGCAACCTTAAAATCTGGCATCTTCAATTCTTTTGGATTGCTACTTGGCTCTAATACAATTAATCGATTATTTGGCTGAGCAGCAAACTGCCCATTATCACACATGATGAAATTATAAGACTTGTGGTCCTCGATATCTTCACTAAACCCTGTATCAAGTACGTTAAAATCAGGATGAGCAGAATCAACTGTAAACATATAAACACCATACTGCCAATCTCCATTCTTTAATTTAAATTTACACTTCATTGATTGTAACTGTGCTTTTTTAATAACAGTTATATCATATGATAAACAATCCCACAACTGGAGATAATCTAATGGTAGTGGTTCACCTTCAATTGGTTTCCAACAATATGCATGTAGAGGTAATTTATCATATAATGCACCATAATTGTTTAGATATGATTCAATACGAAATGCTTGACCTCTTAAAGATTTAATACTTATCCACCAACAAGGTTCAAGTTCTCCATGACCTTTCTCAAAGTCATACAAAAATTCTTTACGAACAAAACATTTTATTGGTGGAAGATTAGCGACAATATGCGACATTTATTATCTTTCCATTAATTCGTTTACAAACTCTAGTAGTTGTATGTGGTGTTTACCATTATGATACTTACCTTTCATCCAACTATAACTTTCATACCAATGTGATTGGCTTTCGGGATGACAACCAATCAGACCAATTCTACCTTGTATAATAGCCATCGGATCATCATTCATATACTTTGCAATGATATCATACTGTCCTGGTCCAAATGCACACCCATCATAAAAGAACATGTTATCATCAATGCCATTCCATACGATAGGCATGTTCTTTGCATGGGGTCGCCGTGTATCTGTGTTTGGTCTTTTTATATATTGTTCAACTTCTACGTTGTCTAGTATATTGAGGTAGTGTTTACCTGCCCAATATGCACCCATACAAATACCAAGATAATGCCCACCATTCTTCACAAATTCTTTTACACGATATGCATTGTAATTAAATAATCTATCATATGAATCAGAATCACCAAAGCCACCCGGTACAGCAATCATTTGCACATCATCAAAGAAATCATCTTCTAGTTCATTCTTTGAAAATATTTTAAAATTATAGTGTGAACCTAAAGCCTTGATGATTCCATTACCACTTTGCACTGAACATTTTGGATCATATATAAACAATGCTATAGTAGGTTTCATTCAACCCTCACAGGCAATGCAATCATTTCCTTGTGCTACTTGAATCATGTCCAATTCTTTAATTACTTGACGTTCAATTTTCTTAGAGACTTTATCTGCCTTACCAATCTTTTCTGAACGGCAATAGTAAAGTGTTTTCAATCCTTTTTTCCATGCCATAAAATGAATTGCATGAATGTACTTGATATGTGCATCAGGACGGAAAAACAAATTTAATGATTGTGCTTGGTCGATATATTGTTGACGATCAGCAGCCAATTCAATAACCCATCGTTGGTCAATTTCCATGGATGTTTTGAATACTGCTTTTTGATTTTCATCAAGAATATTCAAATGTTGAACTGAACCATCATTTGCAATAATTGATGACCAAACATCATTGTATTCTTCTTCTGTTTGTGTTAAACCTTTGATGATTCTATCCAACCAACGATTCTTGTTTAAGAATGCTCCTGAAAGAGTATCTTGGCGATAAGCATTAGCACGATAAGGTTCAACACTAGGGCTAGTGTTTCCCATAATAATGGATGATGAAGCATTTGGAGCAATAGCCATCAGATGACTAAATCGCTGGCCAGTACCAACAGCATCAGGAGCTTCACCTCGTTCTTTTCCAAGAATTTGATTGGCTTCATCTAATTTTTCTCTTATGTGTTTGAAGATTTGATTATTTGAAACTTTTGCCATTACACCTTCAAATGCAATATTATTCTTCTGCAAGTAAGCGTGTAATCCTAAGGCACCAATGCCAATAGAACGCTCACGGCTAGCAGAGTAAATAGCCCTGGAAATGGTATCAGGTGCATTAGTAATAAAATACTCCAGAACGTTATCGAGCATTTCAGCAACATCCCTAAGGAATAAAGGTTCATTCTTCCATTCATCATAGTACTCCAAATTTAAAGATGATAGGCAACACACAGCTGTTCTTTCTTCATTTGTTGGTAAAATGATTTCTGAACAAAGATTTGATTGATGTACTTTCAATCCTTTATCTTTTAAAAATTGAGGTAACATTCTATTGCTTGTATCAATGTAGTGTATGTAAGGCTCGCCTGTGTGCATACGTAATTCTAATATTTGTTGCCATAAATGTTTAGCAGAAACCGTTTCACGAATTTCTTTTGATTTAGGATCAACTAAATTCCATGAATCATCAGCTTCCGGATTCAACATGCAATTTTCAATCAACTGCATGAAATCATCGGTGATATTAATACCATGGTGTAGATTTAAACAACGCACATTGGGATCACCCGTTGGCTTACGCATTTCTAAAAATGATATAATGTCGGGATGACTGATATCAAGATAAGCAGCATAACTTCCACGGCGAGTACGACCCTGACGGTAAGCAAGAGATGAAGCATCGTAAATTTTGAGGTGCGGCATAACACCAGTACTC